CGCTCGTCCTGACGGTACTGATGAACGCCTAGGCGATCAATGTAGAACTCGTCCCAGTTCTGTGACTCGTCGATAGTCTCGAATGTTGTCCATGTAGTCATAGTGATACTCCTAATCCGTCTGTTTCTAAGTCAGTAAATGTAGAAGCTTTTGCTTCTGCCAGTGTTCCAAATAATCCTGATGTATACGATGACCTCCACCCTGTGCCGTCATCTGTCTGGTATATTGTAAGCCGTCCATTGTAATCAGGCCATTGATGGTTGATGACCTCATAGCACCCCGCATACATACGCTTGAGCTTTAGTGGTTTCATAATGTGTACTCCTCTTTGTGTTTCCATAGTATATGCAGACCCCATGCCAACTTTGGAAACCTCAAGCAGATCAATGACTTACTAATTACCATTAGACCTTGGTCTAGTTACCATCGGTAACACTTCAGGCACATTGGTAACACTTTTGTTACCTTTGGTAACGCTGTGAGGTTAGACTTTTGTAGTGCTTGTGTGGTGCTTAGGTGGCTCCTGAGGGTACTGCACCCATGCACACACTTGCACACTTCAGCCCACCTTGCACCACTTTGGTGCACCTAGGTGTCACCTGTGATGCACATATGTGCCCCCTTGTCAACCCTTAGGGCCCTAATGATTCGACCACTAACAGTCAGTCGGTTAAACATTAGTGCTCTAAAGGTTCGCAGGCTAAACATTAGGGCCCTTAGGGGTTCATGAGGGGCCGGGGGAGGGCCTGGGTGTTGTATATTTGTATATGTACCCGCCCAGATTTGCTAAAGGAACCCTCAGGGAACCCCTAAGTAACCCATAATAATATAAAGATACCCTTATATAACAAATATATAGTAAATATATTGATAATTATAGTAAAAAAGTGATACAAATGTGCCCCTGAGGGGTTGACAAAAGGGTAAACTTGCGGCACACTAGGGACACTAAAGATATCTCTTGACTTTTGGTTAATTTTATGGTATAATTATGGTATATACTTAAGTGATCTTAAGCAGATCGTTAAGTAGTTATTAATTATTACTCATAAAGTGACACTTAAGTACCCTTAAGTAGGAAAATACTTATGACAGAAACTAAAAAGATTGGTCGTCCTAAAAAACAGGATGTCGAATCAAAGAAGCCGACCCAAAGGGGTAAGGTTGGTCGACCTCCGGGCGACGCCGCAATCATTAATGAGTACAAAGCTAGGATGTTGGCATCACCTAAGTCCCGTAAGGTACTCGACAGTATTCTTGATGCGGCACTAAATGATGACCATAAAAATCAAGCGGCGGCTTGGAAGTTACTTATGGATCGTATGCTACCGATTAGTTATTTTGAAAAAGAAAAAGATGGTGGCAGTCGTCCTTCAGTTTCCATTACGATTTCAGGAATCGGGGAAGCTAAAGTAACCGAAGAAGATATAATTGATGCGGAGATCATCGATGACGAAAAATGAACTAATTGAGATTGTAAAAGAAGATTTGATTCGTCATGAAGGCTATGTGGCAGAAATTTACCTATGTTCTGAAGGATACCCTACCTTTGGTATTGGGCATATGGTTAATGAGTCAGACATGGAGTATGCATGGCCTGTAGGGACACCTGTGGAAGATCAACGTATCCTTGATGTATTTCATGAGGACTGTGGCATTGCCTACAGCGATGCCTGTGCGCTTGTCTTGAACTTTGCAGGTCAGTCCGTCGATGCTCAAAGAGTGCTTGTGAATATGGCATTCAACCTTGGTCGTAATCGCTTAAGCGGCTTCAAGAACTTCCTGAAGGCTGTGAACGAAGGTGACTACAACAAGGCCGCAGATGAGATGGTCGATTCAAAGTGGTATCGTCAAGTAGGTCGTCGTAGTAAAGAACTTGTTGAGATTATGCGTAACGCATGAGTACAGAACTCAACGTAGAACTTCTCCCTTGGCAACAGGATGTCTTTGGAGACCCTACACGATTCAAAGTTGTTGCCGCAGGCCGTCGTACTGGTAAGTCCCGTCTAGCGGCTTGGTTACTGATTATCAATGCATTACAGACTGAACGTGGTCATGTCTTTTACGTAGCACCTACGCAAGGGCAGGCTCGTGATATTATGTGGAACACCTTGATGGAGTTAGGTAATCCGGTCATCACAGGTAGTCACATTAACAATTTAACAATAAAATTGATCAACGGCGCAACCATTAGCCTCAAAGGTGCTGATAGACCAGAAACAATGCGTGGTGTGTCCCTCAAGTTCCTTGTAATGGACGAATACGCTGATATGAAGCCATCGGTATGGGAGACGATCTTACGTCCTGCCCTAGCCGACCAGAAGGGCCAAGCGATGTTTATTGGAACACCTATGGGCCGTAACCACTTTTATGAGTTGTTTAAATATGCGGAAATGTCAGGCGATGAGACTTATAAGGCGTGGCATTTTACGTCTTATGACAATCCACTACTCGACCCAGACGAAATTGATGTCGCAAAGAAGTCCATGTCGAGTTATGCGTTCAGACAGGAATTCCTTGCATCATTTGAAGCAATGGGTTCTGAAATATTTAAAGAAGATTGGGTACAGTTTTCTCCTGATGAGCCTGACTTTGGCGATTACTATATTGCAGTCGACCTTGCGGGTTTTGCTGATGTTGAAAGTGCAACTAAGTCCAAGAACACCAAACTTGACCAAACGGCAATAGCAATTGTCAAAGCAAACGAGGACGGATGGTGGGTAGCGGATATCGTGCATGGCAGATGGGATATCAAAAAGACCGCACGGAAAATATTCGAAGCTGTCAATCGTTATCAACCAGTAGCGGTTGGTATCGAAAAAGGAGCTCTAAAGAATGCGGTACTGCCCTACCTTACCGATTTGATGAAGTCAAAGCAACGGTTCTTCAGAGTGGAGGAACTGACCCACGGCAACAAGAAAAAAACTGATCGTGTTGTCTGGGCTTTGCAAGGACGTTTTGAACATGGACAGATTACACTGAATGAAGGCGATTGGAACCCTACGTTTCTTGATGAGCTTTTTCAGTTTCCAAATGCTTTAGTGCATGATGACTTGGTTGATGCATTAGCATATATTGATCAACTAGCAAAAGTATCGTACTACTACGATTATGAAGAAGACGATTTTGAAATTTTAGACCCTGTGGCAGGATATTAACATGGAATATGAAAACCACTCTATCGACCCGACGTCCCTTGAGTCTTGGGTAATTAACAAGTGTGACCAGTGGCGTGACCACTACGAGTCAAACTACAAAGAAAAATTTGATGAATACTACAGACTCTGGAGAGGAATATGGGCCGCTGAAGACACTATGCGAGCTTCAGAACGCTCTCGTATCATTTCCCCTGCCCTTCAGCAAGCTGTAGAATCTGCGGTTGCAGAAGTTGAAGAAGCAACTTTTGGACGTGGTAAGTGGTTTGACATTCAAGACGATGTACGTGATACAAATAATGGCGACATTGCAATGCTACGAAACAACCTCGACGAAGACTTTAAATTCGTTGCGGCTCGTAAAGCAATTGCAGAGTGTGTATTGAATGCCGCTGTGTTTGGCACAGGTGTAGCCGAAATTATTGCCGATGAAGAACTACAATTAATTCCTGCAACACAACCAGTAATGGAAGGCGATATGGCCGCTGTAGGCGTTTTAGAACGTTCACGGACGGTGTTTAAAGTACGCCCTGTGATGCCACAGAACTTCTTGATTGATCCGGTGGCTACAAGTATTGAAGAAGCCTTAGGTGTTGCTATTGACGAGTATGTGCCTATTCACCAAGTACATTTAGCACAAGAAGCAGGTATCTACCGTGATGAACCAGTACAGCCTGCGGCAATTGATATTGATCTTGAGCCAGACCAAGAGTTGACTCAATACACAGACGATAAAGTACGTTTGACTAAGTACTACGGTAAAGTACCGCGTGATTTATTTGTTTCTGATGCTGATGAAGGCGAAGTACCTGAAAACAAATCAGAGTATGTCGAAGCTATCATTGTTATTGCAAATGGTGGTGTCCTACTAAAAGCAGAACAAAACCCCTACATGATGCAAGACCGTCCTGTCGTTGCATTCCCTTGGGATGTTGTCCCTAGTCGCTTCTGGGGCCGTGGTATTTGTGAGAAAGGATACAACGCACAGAAAGCCCTTGATACTGAACTGAGAGCTAGAATTGACGCACTTGCGCTTACTGTACACCCTATGCTTGCTGTTGATGCTTCACGCCTTCCTCGCGGAAGTAAATTGGAAGTTAGACCCGGCAAGGCCATCCTTACGAATGGCAATCCCGCAGAAATCTTACAGCCGTTTA